TGGGGCTATGCTTCACAATATGGTACCACTTACTAAGTAACAGCCTATGAACGCAAATGTAACCTCAACAACTTTGCAAGTTGCAACCTGGAGCTCACGCCTACTAAAAGTCTTTGGACTATGGGTGGTGTTGGCTGCTGTGTTTGTGACCAGTACTGCAAAACTCGACTACCTACGACAAGCAAACAGCAACATGTCTGACAATTATGTGTCGGCAGCTCAAAGAACCAAAGAGCTAGAATGTTTGACACGCAACATTTACTGGGAGGCGGCCAGCGAGCCGTTTGAAGGCAAAGTTGGTGTGGCGCAGGTTACCCTGAATCGAATGGAGTCTGGAAAATTTCCCAATTCTGTTTGCGGGGTAGTGTATCAGAAAAATGTATTCTACGAAAAAGTAGTTTGTCAGTTTAGCTGGTACTGCGAAGGCAATCACACTACTCGTGCAATTCACAAACCCTTGTGGAATGAGTCAGAGATTGTGGCCAAAAAAGTGTTGTTGGAAGGATTTAGATTGCCTGGTCTAGAAGATGCACTTTTTTACCACGCAACATACATATCGCCGGGCTGGAAGCGAGAAAAGATCCAAACTATTGGACAACACATTTTTTACAGATAGTCCTACTTACGGAAATCAGATTCTGATTTCCTCCGTTTTACATCTTCAGAATCTTTGCGTCGATACCCTGCTTCAGATAACTTTTTTTACGGAGACCGCTCATGAACATCAACAACATTGTACCCACAGTTCGAAACTTTTTTGCTGAACACTTTGGAAAAATCTCAGCAGAGACCCTGGGCTGGTTGGCAGTGATTGTGATCCACGCTGCCACCATTCCCACCTTGTTGGCCTTGATGTCTGGACTCAGCGACCGTGCCCCACAGCTGGACATGGTATTGTTTATGTGGGCAGGCCTGGTCTTGATGTTTTTACGTGCCGTGGTGCTGAAAGACATGCTGAACATCATCACAATTGGTCTGGGCTTTATTGTGCAAGCCGTGCTCATGGCCTTGCTACTGTTTCGGTAATACTCTAGTAGTACTTGACCAATAATCCTGGATATGCTATAATATACACATGTTTAAAGCAAACAGATCACATGTGACATTGCGTCCGGGGCATGAGGACTTTGTGTTCAGCCCCGACGGTGTCACTGTTGTGCCTCGTGCCAGCATTGAAATCAGTCAACGATGCCCAGAAAATTATCGAAGTCTGATTGCAGAATGTTTTAATCAAGGTTGGATCAAGCCTATAGCAAACATGCGCAAAACTGAATACACCATGGAGTTACTGAAAAAATGACAATGCATCTGTGTGGTCCTGCCCTGAGTCTTATTGGTAAGAAAAAAGGCAAAGTCAAGTTTCGCAACGCTGCTGAAGCTGCTCGTGCACGTGAGCTTGATACCTCGTGGAAAGAACTGCTGAAGTCGCAGGGCATAGCAGCTGAAGAAAAGCGGCGTGTTCGAGCCATGAAGGCTGAGCCTTTGACTTATAACTTGAGCGCTCCTGTGGGCCGAAGCACCAGCAATCATATCCCCAGTCGTTCCACTTCAGGTGGTTCTACTGCGCCTGTAGCTCACAAAGAATACACCGGTACCAAGATGCTGGGTATTGGTCAGTTGCACAAGAGCAATGCAGTGCCTGTTTTTTGCAATCAGGACGCTGTAGATATCTCTAAAATGCGCCGCGGATGACCAACTCTGTGTTTGTTCCTGTTGCCCGGCTACTTGAGGCACTGACGTGGGCCAAATGTCATTGTACCACATACATCACCAATGATTATTTGCAGGACACAGATTCAATTGAGTTTTTCTTTTGCCCAACTGAACAAGGGCAAAGAGAAATGTTGATGTTTACTTTGAAATTTTTATAACACTTGGAGACAAAATGATAGACGCAGATATGTGGCAAAAACAAGAAGTGGTACGACTGCTCAAGGGCGCACCGGGCACGGCCTATCAAGAGGCCGATGACGCCAACCGCACAATCATGCGTGATTGGGTGCGTAGCCTGCTACAAAAGGGTCCTATCACAGTAACGTTTACCAAAGCAGACGGAACTGTGCGTGACATGAAATGCACATTGGATTGGACATTTATCCCCACATACAAACAGCCCAAAGGTCCTGACACAACCTCAGTGGACGGAATGGTGAAAGAATCCCGACAACGCAAAGATCCTGATGTGCATAGCCTCCGGGTGTTTGACGTGGACAAACTAGAATGGCGTAGTTTCCGCTTTGACCGACTTCAAAAGATCACAGCTGAGCTGAATTTTGAATAAGTAATAGCCAAATGGCTAAAAAAGAAGATACTATTACAGTGGAAGGTGTTGTTGAGGAAATCATGCCCGCAGCAATGTTCAGAATCCGACTTCACAATATTGAAAAAACAGTACTTGGTTACTTGTCGGGTCGCATGAGAAAAAACAATATCAAAGTTTTGTTGGGTGATCGAATCGAAATGGAGTTTAGTCCATATGATCTGACTCGCGGTCGTATTACCCGACGCAAATAAATACTGTACTATGAAACTTCGTGATACAATTAGCCTAGTAGAAGCTAGCACTCGACCAGCCAAGCTGGAAACCACTCCCTTGCCCTATGGTGAGAAAGACCTTGAGCCAGTATTGAGTAAAGAAAGTTTAGAATACCATTATGGACATTTGGCCCGGGGCTATGCCAAGCGTTACAATGCAGGAGAAGGCAATGCGGATTTTAATCGTGCTGGCAGTTTTCTGCACAATAAATTTTTCCCTCAGCTCAGGGCTCCCAAGGGCGCCAATCGACCACGTGGGGCAGTACTTGCGCTGATTGAAGAAAAGTTCAAGACCTATGAAGACTTCAAGGAGGAAATGAAAAAAGTTTTTATGTCTATCCAGGGAAGTGGTTGGTGTTATCTCTCAACATCCGGCGACATAAAAACTATTGCAAACCATGCTGTTAGAACTGATATTGCTCTTCTGATAGACGCATGGGAACACGCATGGAGCTTGGACCACCAGTGGGACAAAGAGGCTTACTTTGATAACATCTGGAAAATCATCAACTGGGACGTTGTTAACGAACGTCTATGAGTATATATCTTCTAGTTAAAACACATGCTAAAACAGGGTTAAAATACCTTTGTAAAACTAATAGAAAAGACTATCAAAAATACCTAGGCTCTGGTCTATACTGGAAAGATCATTTGCGGGTTCACGGCAAAGAGCACACTACAGAGTTAATAAAAGAATGTTCATGCAATGCCGAAATCAAAAAATGGGGGTTATATTATAGTAACCTCTGGGATGTAGTAAATGCTAAAAATACCGAAGGTAAAAAACTCTGGGCAAATCTAGTGCCAGAAGAAGGCCAAGGTATTTCTAGTGAGGTCGGAAAAGTAATACAAAATCGTCCTGAAGTAAAAGCAAAGAACGTTGCAGGAGTTAAAGCATTTTATGCTAACAACCCAGATATACGAGAAGAGCACCGAAAAACTGCGTTAGATAATAACCCTATGCATAAGCCTGGGATTAAAGAAAAACACAAACTAGCAGTAGAAATCTCTAATACTGGTGAAAAAAATAATAGTTGTGATTTAAGATTGCATAAGTTTCAACATGAAACTGGGCCACAGGAATATTGTACTCAAAATTTCCTAAAGAAAAAATATAATCTTAAAAAAACTGGTATTAGCCAGTTAGTAAATGGGCATAAGCAAATTGCGTACGGATGGAAAATATTATGATTACACTAACTGAATCTGCTGTGACAAAACTCCGAGACCTGTTTGCCGAAGAAAACAATCCGGCGCTGGTGCTACGAGTATTTGTGCAAGGTGGAGGCTGCTCGGGATTTCAATACGGGTTTACATTTGACGAAAATCGTAACGAGGATGATTTTGAAGTTCCAGCTGAAGTGCCTGTTGTGGTGGATGCCATGAGCATGCAGTACCTACAGGGTTCTGCTGTGGATTATCACGAGGACGTTATGGGTGCCAGCTTTGTGATCAACAATCCGCAAGCAGTGTCCACTTGCGGCTGCGGATCAAGCTTTGGTATCTGATTAAACAAACGGTCTTGGGTTAGCGCCAAATTGATTGGCTGCGTTTGAGAATGTTGGTGACACCGAACCATACACTGGATTCCAGGTTCCCCCATCCTTGACATAAACTGAGTTAACACTCTGCCAAACATTATTGACTTTTACCCATGTATTTCTAACTGGTGCAAAAGATCCAAGATAGTGCACTGATACACCGCTGACATTGAAGTCAAACATTGCATATCCACTAGAGCCTTGAATGGCAGTATTTCCGCCCAGTGCAATTCCACTGCCAGGGTAATACGTAGAATTGGTACCACCAGGTGTTTTACCACTTGGATTTTGATATGTTCCTGAACTTAACCCAAACGCCCCAGCATAGGCACCTACGTCGCCGCCAGGAGTGATGCCACCATTACCGCCGCCCCAGCCACCACCTCCACCTCCACCACCACCACCGTCACCACTGTTGGCCTGTCCATTTTGACCAGCATTGATTCCCACGGCTGCCTGTCCGCTATCACCTGGAGCATTTTGTCCGTTTTTTGCACCAACGTTACCTGCACCGCCACCCCCACCGCCACCCCCAGCAGCTCCAAGTGGAGTTCCGTTAAGAATGACAACCGTGGCGCCACCACCACCGCCACCAGCACCTGAACTTCCAGCTGGTCCAGCTGCACCACCAACACCACCGCTGAAAGATGTTCCTGAATTTATAATTAGTGCAACTGCGCCCGGACCACCAGTATTGACACCAACAATACGTACTGTATGAGTTCCTGCAGATAAAAATATTCTAGATTCAAAAGTGGTTGTGTAATCTGGGGCACTCAACACTATTGATCCGTCAACATATACATCTGCATAGTTGTCAGCCGATCCAATAAATTGGTATTCTGTGCTAGAAGGAAAAGTTACAGTGTATGTTTTATCAAAATTGGTAGTAGAGCTAGGATTGACCCATACTCCGTTGGAATTTAGAAATGTGCAGTACCTAGTATTGAATTGCGAAAATACAGGACCGCCAAGACCACTTGATGGCACGGCTGTGATGGTATTAAAAATTTGACTTTGTGTGTAACTAAAACCAGGAGATCCACCAGCTGCACTACTTTGCCCGCTCTGTCCACCGCCGCCTGGTCCACCAACGGCTACTTGCAAGACATCTCCAGCACTGATGTTAAAGTTAACAACTGAGTATGCACCGCCACCACCTGCACCGCCTGTGCCTGAATCGTTGCCTCCACCGCCACCTCCACCACCCCAAAGGTATGCAGCCACAGGCACGTTGTTTCCAAATTGCCAAGTTAATTGCTGTAGGCTACCGGTGTATCCTACTGGACGTAATACTGTTGCCATGTGTTAAATTTGATACCAAATATCACCGTTGTTGCCACCGGTGGGCGCACTGGTACTTACATATCTTGTGCCAAAGCCGTTTGAATTTGTTGCAATGGACAACGTAATATCGGCAATTAATGACCCGCCACCGGTTAGTCCTGTGCCGGCAATGATGTTTGTGCTGCTGTGTGCTGCACCTAGATTGGTTCTAGCATCTGTGGGATTACTTGCACCAGTGCCTCCATCAGCAACGGTTAAATCTGTTATTCCAGAGATTGTACCACTTGAAATTGCAACATTACTAGCTGAAAACAATGTTAGGCCAGATATTGTACCACCTGTAATTCCAACCGAGTTTGCTGCCTGTGTAGCAATAGATCCAAGTCCAAGATTGGTT